AAAAGATGATTAATATTTCAACAGAATTTGAAAATTATAATTATTCGTTTAATAGAAGTTTAAGTTCTATTATTGATTTACCTTATCAATTAAAAGATGTCGAACTTGGGGTAAATGAATTAGCTAACGGATTTAATTTTAATAAAAGTTTAGATTTTTTACAATCTAACTTAATGTATCTTTACTCTGTTTCTAAATTTGCAAATCCCGACTTACCAAAAAATTATAAAGGTTGGTTAGGTAGTAGTGAAAATAATAATTTAGGTAAAGTAATGTTTGTTTACTTAAAAGGTAATTTTTTCAGATCAGGATTAAAATTTGATAGTGATGGTAATGTTATAGCAAATTTAATACCTTATTTTTATTTGACTAATTATGACAGTACTACTATCAATATAATTTTTACATATAATAATGTTTATAACCCTGAAGTAGACTTTTTACCTGTTGGGGTAAATTATATTATAGATTTATCTGGTGAATATAATGGTGATGATTTATCGTCTAAAAGAGTTGTTGAAATTTTAACAGAACAAAATTTAATAGCTTCTTACAATGAGTCTAAATTTGAATTAACTTTTTCGACTAGAGAAAATGGAGGTACTTTTTTCGGTAATAGATCTACAGATACTTACACTCATTTATTTGGCGATAATATTGTTTGCACTGTAATACAAGGAGACAATCCGATAGTTTTCACTAACAATAGTACATCTCCGAGTTTAGTTAAAAATAACCCTTCTAACTTTGACCAGGCAAATAATTTAAGTTTAAGTAGAGCTAACTTACCGGGATTTAAAAATATATTTTTATGTTCAGATACTAGAATACAATCATTGAGTTCCAACACAACTACTAATGAATTTGTATTTGCTGGTTATACTGATACGTATGGTGAAAATAATAAACTTAACTTCTTAAAGATTAATGGATCAGCAGTTTATCAAGACAGCTTATACATATCAGATGAAAGTAGAAATAATGTTGTTAGACTAAACATATCAGGATTTACTACTCATGATGATCATAGAAATAACAAATATTACGAAACTGAAATTATAGGTGGTGAAGGGGAAGTAAGAAGCAATTATTCATTCGATAAACCGAAAATTTTAGATTTTTACAAAAACAATCTTTATGTTTTAGATCAGGGTAATGAATGTATTAAAGTTTATGATAAAGATTTAGGGTTTGTTAAAAATTTGAGAAAAGCAGCTACTTATAAAATTTACCCTCCTGTTGCAATTAAGATTTATAATGATAATTTTTATTGGCTAACTGCTAATGGTACATTATTAGTATTTGATTTTGATTTAAATTTATTAAGACAGAAAGATATATCAGTTAATGATACTGATGAATTTTTAGATTTAATAATTTCTCCAATTAATAATAACTTTTATGCATTAACTAGAAAAAATATATACAAATATTTTACTGATACAGAAGTTATCATAGGTAAATTTAATCTAGCAAATTATAATATTAACGGCTCTAATATTAGTTATAAATTTTTTAACCTTATAGAAACTATTGATAATAAAGATGTAATTTATGCTTACAGTAATAATAATGGAAGAGGTGTAATATTTGTATTTGAAGAAGATGAATTTTATTTTAATTTGTTATCTGATTATAATTTTCAAATTTTTAGTAAAGATGAATTACATCTTAAGAAAGAAGAATTTGCTTCAAGTTTTGCTTATAACAAATCTATTAATAAAATTTTAAAAAATACATTACAACTAAGAAACTTTATATATAGAAAAATTAATTCTAAATTATTAAGAGATGAAAGTTTTGAATTTACCGGTGTTACATATTTTTCCGAAGATGATTTAAACATTACAGGATATCAAACTAGTATGAATAACTATATTGGTACTAATGAAATATTTTCTAGAGCTGTTGTAAATAGAGTTTTAGGTGAAGTATATAAATTACAAAGTTTATTATTAAAATTATTTCAATCTAATGTTGAACAACCTCCAAGACAGACAATATATCTTGCATCTGATAATAATGGTATAATGTTAGAAACATGGCCATCTATTATACAATCTCATTTTGTTTTAGAAGATAGCCAAGATGATAATGATTTTCTTATTCAAGAGTTTGCTGTTATATCAGAAACCGTTAATTAAATAATATAAATGGCTAATAAAAAAATATCACAATTAGATTATGCGAAAGCTGATCAAATCGAGCCAAACGATGCACTTACGTTTGTTGATGTTGACGAAACTGTCGTTGAAAATATTAACAAGAATGTAACATTTAATGAGTTTGGTAAGTATTTAAAAGAATATACTAATTTATTTCCTATTCCATTTAACTCACAATTTATAACACCGGATGCATATATTAACGGGGAAATAAAATCAATATCATCAAAAGTAGCTGGCCAAACAGTTAACTTAGCTGATGTTGCCGCATTTAAATTTGACCAATATGGTAGAGTGTACGATTATACTAGTGATACAGAACCAAATGCTTCTGAAGAAATTTTAATGGCTTCTGGATCGGCTGCTACTTGGTATAAAACTAGAATTACAGAAAATTTTAACTCCCCTCAACCGGCTTCAATAGTAGATAATGCAGTTGGTGTGGGTAGTTCAAACGCTGGGTATTTTAATCAATATAGTTTTTGGAATCCTAAAGTAGGAAGTGGAGCAGCAAGTAATGCTCAAAAAATAAATTACAGCGATGGTAGACAGAACGATTATGATTGGACATATTTGTTTAACAAAAGTTATGACAATGTTGTAACTACTAAAATTGAAATGAGTCAAACTAATGACAATAGTTTACCAAGATTATATAAATCTAATTATACATTATACATTTATTGGAGCACGGGTAAGGTAATTGGAAGTGGTATAGTTGCTGGTAATGAAAATTACAATTATTCAGTCGTTTTTAATGACTCTATAGTACAGGGAGTAAAAACTATTATAGGTGTTATGAATCAAGCAACTGTAAAAGTTGTTGAAAATCCAAAAATTATTATTGACGGTCAAAATAAAAAGATTTTAGGTTTACCTTTAGGTACCGTTATAAAAACCCGGGATAATACATACCTTAATAATAATGTAAATGTAAGTTTAATTTTAACTAACTACTTCTAATGCCTAAACAGAGTATTACACAACTTTTATCTGCATCTAAAGATCAAATTTCTTATAATGATCTTTTAATTGGTACTGCTCCAGAAGATTTTAATTATAATCTTAATACTGAATCATTAGTAGGTTATTTAAAAAATTATTCTGATTCTATTTTTCCCGTACCTTTAAACAATACATATATAAATTTTAACAATACTAATTCCTCTGTATCACTTTCAAAGAAAATAAAAAGTGAAATTGAAAGTGTAACCTTTGATAATTATGGTAATGTTATATCTATTGCATCTAAAACTAGAGTGGAATCAGTTGTTGATATGTTTCAAGGTACTATTGCTTTATCTATTGGTCCTAATAACGCAGGAAATTTAGGTTTAGGTTATTTTTACAACAACAACCCTTTAGCTTCAAATAGTGAAAATGTAATTACTAATAAAGTTGTAAGAAGATCTTCTAACAATTCTAATATTGAGTCAGGTACATGGAGTTTACTATTTGATAGGTCTTACAATTATTCTAAATCTATTATTACTTATTATCACGGTAGATTGGATAAATCAGAAAGCAAAGAACAAATTACCAATTTTAAATTTATTATAAATTGGGATGGTGAAAATAAAACTAAAATAATGGGTACCGGCACTATTGGAACTAATCCTTCTAATAGTGAATCTGGTTCTTATATCTGGAAAAGACAATCAGTAAAAGATAATACATTAATTCACCCTATGCCAGCTTTTTTTGGAAGATCCGGGTCAGGTTTAGAATACCAAAATAGATTTAATAAAAATATGGCTATTGAAGTAGATGGTAAAAATAAACTTATAAAAAAATTACCTGTTACTGCTTATGTACCAAATAGTAACAGAGTAACTCACACCGTGTCGGTAACAATAGAGTCGTTTGCTTAAATATTTCTATGGCAACCGTAATCGACTGCAGTCAAGCAATGCCCTTGAGTTCTTTTTACTCTACTAACCTCAACAATGTTATTTGTGGTTATAGTAGATTAGGAGAACGTATTTCAAGATCTTTAGGAGCTCCATTAATTAACGTAGAAATTCATCAAGATCAGCTTTATGAAAATATTAGTATAGCTGTTGAAATGTTTACAAAGTTTGCTGGTTTTACTAGAGAATATATTATTTTTAACTCTGACTTGTATGAAAGAGGTAAGGGTATAAGAATGGATGTGTTATTTTCTGCAAGAAGAGATTCAGATTTTTCCGATTACAAAACAAAAATTGCCACAACAGAAGCTCAAAAATTAAATCCTAATTTTAATTTCAGATACGAAGAAAAATGTGGTAAACAATTTGCTCCTCTTTATAGTTTGAGCAAAATGGTAATTGGCGAAGCTGCCAACCCCTACATTTATCAAGTTGGTGATAATTTAAAACCTAATCAATTAGAATTAAATCAAGCTTATGATTATCTTTTGGATGATTATAGAAAAGTTGTTTCAGTTCGCGGATTTGAAGTAGGTTCCTCTGATGGGGTTAACACTTTATTCACAATTGAACAAACTTTAGCTCAACAAACATACTTCAGTTATTCGATGGGTAATTATGGATTTGATCTTATTAGTTGGTACACTCTTAAGAATTGGCTTGATACGAGAGAGAAAATGTTAGCATTGAGAAAAGCTATAAACTTTAATGACCGTACCCAAATGATGCAAATGTACCCAGAACCAAAAGATGAACAGTTTTGGGGTACTTTAGAATGTTATGTAGAAAAACCCATTGCATGGGTCATAAAAGAAGAATGGGTTTACCAATACGCTCTTGCGTTATCCAAAATTGTAGTAGGTAGGGTAAGAGGTAAATACGGTAATGTTCAGCTGTTTGGAGGCGGTGTTCTCAATTATGATCTTTTAGAGGAAGGCCGAACCGAAAAAGAAAAATTAGAAGAGCAACTCTATACTGGAGCGTCTCCTGGTATGGGTGATGCTGAACCGACCTTGTTCTTAATTGGATAGTTTTAAATAAAAATATGCCTTTTAAACAAGGAGTTTTTAGACCAAAACTGAGGGAAAAATATAAAGGAAAGTCCTTACCAGTTTACAGATCAGGGTGGGAATTAAAATTTTTTCGTTGGTGTGACTGTAATCCAAACATTGTTGCATGGAACAGTGAAGGTGTAATTATCCCTTATCAAAGCCCGTTAGATGGTAGGATTCACCGTTATTTTGTTGATGGTCTTATATCTATAAAAGAGTCAACAGGTACCAAAACTTACCTAATTGAAATCAAACCTTCATCACAAGTCAAAGCTCCTCAACCTAAAAAATATAAGCGTAAAAGTACAATGCTTTACGAGCAAAAAACGTGGGTTGTTAATCAAGCTAAGTGGGAAGCAGCAGAAAAATGGGCTAAGAAAAAAGGTATTGAGTTCAAAATACTTACAGAAAAAGAGCTTAATTGCTGAAAAAATTAAATTATAGTATAAATAATAAATAAGATGTCTTTCAGATTATTAGTTGAAAATCCGGCGCCTAAAGAGGCTTTTGAGTACATCGTCGAAGAGAAAAGCACTGGCTCAGGTCAAACGCTTTATATCAAAGGCCCTTACATGATGGCTGAAGACGTTAACCGTAACAAACGATTCTATCCCAGAGACGAACTACAACGTGAAGTTGATCGTTATATGAGAGAAATGGTTAATGAAAACAGAAGTATGGGTGAATTAAACCACCCAACATCTGCTGAAGTTGACCTAGAACGTGCTTGCCATATGGTAACTGACTTATGGTCAGAAGGTAATATGTTCTATGGTAAGTCAAAAGTACTTTCTACTCCATGTGGTCAAATCGTTAAGAGTTTAATTAATGACGGTGTAAAAGTCGGTATGAGCTCAAGGGCATTAGGTCAATTATCTGAAGAAAAAACCAGACCTGGTGTTAGCAGAGTTTCTGAAATGAGATTGGTTGCAGTTGATTGTGTATCCGATCCTTCTTGCCCAAAAGCATTTGTTAATGGTATATTAGAATCAAAGCAATTTGTGTTAGCTAAGGATGGAAGATGGGAAGAGTCTTATGATACATTCGAAGAAAGTATTAAAACTTTACCTAAAAAAGAATTAAATGATTATTTAAGAGACCAAATTATTGACTTTTTAGATAAAATTGGACGGTAAAGCATAAATATTAGATATAAATCTTATGATTCAACAGCGTAAAGAAATTAAAAATTTTGTAAGGAATATTATCAATGGCGAATATAAAAATGCTCATGATAATTTACGATCTGTTGTAGAAGACAAAATGAAGCACAAGATCAATAAAGCTTCTAAAAAGAAACTATTTTAATATGGAAAACATCAAAGATATACTCCAAGAAAAAGCTCAAGACATCCTCACTGAGGAAACATTGCAGCAGATTGAAGAAGCGTTTAACAAGAAGGTTCAGCTTCATGTTGAGGCTGCTCTCGTCAAACAGGATGACGAATATGCTAACAAGCTTGAGCATTTGCTTGAAGCCATTGATATTGACCACTCTAAGAAGCTAGACAAAGTTGTCGAAGCAATTGATAAGAACCACTCTGAAAAAATGATTGCAGTGGTTGAGAAATACAGTAAAGCTCTCACAGAAGAAGCTTCTGAATTTAAGAGTGATATCGTTAATAAGGTAAGCAAATACCTTGATATCTATCTTGAGAAACTTGTTCCTCAGAAAAGTATTAATGAGGCAGTTAAGAATAAGAGATCAGCTAAAATGCTATCTGAGTTACGTGGTGTACTTGCAGTTGATGCTGCTTTACAGAAGAATGCAATTAAAGATGCAATCGTTGACGGTAAGGCTAGAATTGACGAATCCACTGCTAAAGTTAATGAAATCAGCTCTGCTGCTGAAAAATTAGCTAAAGAAAATGCTAGACTTAAGTCTCAGTTGACACTTGAAAGTAAGTGCTCTGAATTATCTGAAGACAAAGCTGCGTTTTGTAAGAAAGTCCTCTCTGGCAAATCTGCCAAATTTATTAATGAGAACTTTGATTATACATTGAAGATGTTTGATAAAAATCATGAAGAGCATCTTGAAGTTTTGCATGAGCAAGCAAAAAGACAGAATTCCGTTTCTAAGGACGTTGACAGACCTACCCAAGTTATTAGTGAGTCTACTAAGCAACAGTCTGAGAAATCTGAGAATCCTTACTTTAACGCTTACTTAGGCGAGCTCGGTAAGTATTAATCTCATTGATAGATACCCTTTTATAAGAATTTCCAGCGCTCTTGGTAGAGTGCTTACAAACCCGTATACATAAAACTATGAATACTATTAAACCCTCAGAAGCCTATATCGATCAGAATAGGGCTAAAGCATTGTTAGAAAAATGGGGTCCTGTATTGGACTACAAATCTGACAATGTCAAAGAAATCACAGACGACCATCAGCGTCTGAGTACGGCTATGCTCTTGGAAAACCAAGAGGCATGGTGTTTAAACGAGAATGGTAACTTTGCAGGCGGAACAGGATCTGCTCTTAGCAATGGTAGTGTTAACATCGGTCAGTATGGTAATCAGATCCCTAACTCTTACAGTCAGGGTGACACATACGCAACCGGTGACTTCCGTTTGCCTAAGATTCTTATTCCTATGATTCGTCGTACCTTCCCTGAGTTGATTACTAACGAAATCGTTGGTGTTCAGCCTATGAGTGGTCCCGTTTGCTTAGCATTTGCTTTGCGTTATAAGTACGAGACAGACGCTATTGGTAATGGTATTGACGGTATCGGTCAGGGTACTTACGGTACTGCTGAAAACACTGCTAACAACCCTGCTTCTGGTAGAGGTTCCGGTTCTGGATCCAATGCCGATGGTAAGGAATTAGGTTATCAGTTCTTAGATACACGTTTCACTGGTACATCTTCCGACAAATTGTCTGGTTTAGGTGCTGGTTCAGACTTCCCATTCGTTAATCAGGACGAAGGTGTTGCAAAACTTCTTGCTAACTTTGAGTTGACCGGACGTATTCCTCAGGTCGTTGTTAGCTTTGAGAAGACAGCTGTTGAAGCTGGTACACGTCGTTTGGCCGCTCGTTGGTCTGTTGAGCTCGAGCAGGACCTTAAGAACATGAATGGTATTGACATCGATACCGAACTCACCAATGCAATGTCTTACGAGTTCCAGGCTGAGATCGATCGTGAAATGTTGATGCGTATGGTTCAGGTTGCTCTTGATAATGGATCCGGAAATGGTTATTCCATCTGGGCTCCTCAGTCTGCTGACGGTCGCTGGTTAGTTGAGCGTAACAGAGACTTCTATCAGAGAATCATTATCGAAGCAAATAGAATTGCTATTCGTAACAGACGTGGTGCTGCTAACTTCATCGTTTGTACACCTAGAGTTGCAGCTATCCTCGAGATGTTGCCTGAGTTCCAGTGGGTACCCGTTCAGGGTAACGTTAACACCCAGCCTGTTGGTGTTGCCAAAGTTGGTAATCTTGGTGGTCGTTTCAACGTATACCGTGATACCCGCACAGAAGCTCAGTATGAGAACAATGCTGGTTATATTTCCCAGCCTAACCAGGGTACATACAATCCTACCGCTGCTCGTACATCTCGTGTGGAGTATGCATTGTTGGGTTACAAAGGCCCTGAATTCTACGACACTGGTATTATCTACTGTCCATACATTCCTGTTATGGTTCAGAGAACGATTGGTCCTAACGACTTCTCGCCACGTGTTGGCTTGTTGACCCGTTACGGTGTTG